AGTACTCACTTCCGGATATGTCTCTAATAGGGAATCAGATAAAAGCCCTTCTAGACACACTTGGTGTGCGTCTAGACGGAACGATTATCTGGAACGCCATAAGTTACTCATTCATCGTTGACTGGTTTGTCAAGGTGGGTAAGTTTCTTGGGGCACTCTCTGTAGACAATCTACAGGTTCCTATCGTTATCGAGGACTTTTGTCATTCGATAAAGTCGTCGGTTCTAAACGAGCTGTGCGATTCCGATTATGGAACGTTCCACATAGTGGCACAACGCACAGTTAGTTCATATGAGCGAAGGAGGACTATTCCTCATTCGAACATACCGTCATTGCATTCAGGCGATGCGGGATGGCAGCAAGCGGCCTTAGGCCTCTCGCTGTTTACCGTGAATTATTCGTCCCCAAAAGGGACGAAAGGATTCCGCCATGGATGATATGATGAACGGGTTGGCGGACAAGCTATTAGGTAACGATGTTGCAATTGTTGCAATTATCGCCCTAGTTCTCTTGTTCGGCCAACGTAACAAGGCTCAGAAACCGTGACAGACTTCGCTGTAAAGCGTTCTTGTTTGTCGCAGACAAGTCACTAACCTATGTTTAGCAACGATGTTGCTCTTCAGAATGTGGCCGCAACTGTGCGGACATATGCTCTGAAAAGCGTTACAGACGGGAAATCCGTCCGTAGCGTTTCGGGAGCCGTACTTGGTAACCCAAGGACCTTGAGTATTTCACATACTCAGGTCTTGCGTGGCAAAAATGCCATTGGGCAGCCAATCTACGGTGATCGGCACTTGGTTCGCATCGACACTACCACCACCAATGGTGATGGTATCAGCCAGACGGGATCCGTTTATGTTGTTATTGAACAACCTCAAACGATCGTCTCTAAAGCTGACGTCCAGCAGTGCATTGAAGAACTTGTGTTCTTCCTTAGCACAGCTAGCTACGGAAACGTAGCGAAGCTGCTGAATAGCGAGCCGTAAAACATGAAGGCTTGTCTAAGACAAGTCATCATATGTGTGCTCCGACTCCTATTGCTGGGAGCCGGGGTTAGGTAACATGTAATTGCTAACGTACGGTTAGGTTAGGAGTAATACCTTATGGGATTACATAATAGCCTCTCCCTCTATAGGGACTTGTATATTAGCTTGTTACATGACATAGCTTGTGGTTCAGATGTCTCACTCGTTGAGTTGTCACGTGATTGCGATACCATTCGCAATCGCGTCCAGCTTGAGGGTATTCAGTTCCTAACTGTTTACCTACCGAGTGTGGGCAAAGTCTTTGACAAGGCTTTGCTGTCTGGATTCTTACCGACAATACCTGGCCTCAAAGTGAGGAAGGGTACGAATATACCGAGCTTTCT